TATTATAAATGATAGTCTTCGCATCACGCAACGCACCTACCTTCAGATTTGGCAAGTCCTGACCAACGACAGTAATCACACACCCGGCATCTAACAGCGCTAAGTATATAAGAACCTGCATTATCGTGTAGGTCTTCCCGGAACTCGTCCCACCTTGATTTATGTAGGTTCGAGCCCCTTCCTTTGTGTTAGCCCTGAAAAGCGGTCCTATAACTTTGAACGGTATCATACATCCACCTCATCTTCGCTTTCTGCCGGTTCTACATCTGTCTCAACAAAGCCAATTTCTATTTTGCTATCCAATTTCCCATCGAATTCTGTTTTCTCGATAGGCTTTTCACCCGTTATATCCCTGATGGCATTAAACGCAGCTACATCACCCTTAATGGCCTTCTGAAATAGGCCAACCACGGCTGCCATATCATTTGTTCGCTTTTCATCGCTCACTCCCATTTCAGCCATAACTTTTCTAATCCTCTCTGGTGCCGGCAAACCTCCAAAGGCTTCCACCAGCTTACGAAGGTGTGCTTTCTCCCTCCTTGCCTTTACCGAAGCCTTTCCGCCTTTCTTGGCAATTTCCCGCTGTTCTTTAGCTGTTAAATTGTCAAATTGATAGTCTTTTATTGTCTGTTTCTTGCTCATACAAACACCTCGTCATTCTCTTTTTCGCGCATCTCCAACCAATAGTTTGAGCCGGATAACCTGCATGGACGCTCGCATTTCCGCATATCTACATGATATGCTGCTTTTTTCTTCAAAACGTTTAAGTCGAGAACACTACCTATAATCTCATCCGGGCGATGACAGCAATAAGGCACATTTCCATTTACATCCACACAAATAACTGACCAGTTAGATACACACCACCCCGGTTGATAGTCTTTGTAATCGAACTTATAGGATAATACAATCCGCTCATCCAGCACTCTATTACCGAGCCACTTTTCAACATCCGTCCTCGATACTTTGCTTTCTCTGCCCTCATAGGGCCTGAAATATATGTAGTCAACATCCAGAGATTTTACCGCGTCATAGAACGTATTTACATCATCCTCTCGCAATGCCACACACTGTACACCTACTTTCGTTCCGGTATTCGCCCTCTTCCGATAGTCGCAAAAGTCGCGGACATTACGCAATACATCTGCAAGCCCATCAATACCACGGATGGCTTTGTACCTCTCTCTAACACCAGTGTCGATCGACACCTTCAAAAAAACAGGCTTGCAAAAGTGCATCATCTTCAGATTAGAGTTGACACCATACCTGATATTGTTTCGCTCTAACCAACCTGTTATTTTGTCAAAATCCGGATTGAGCATTGGCTCACCACCACCAGTGAGTATTACAGACTGCACGCCCATTCTTAGTAGCTGTCTTACGTACATTACGAAGTCGTTGAACTTCATATACTCGCCGCTCTTATGTGCATAGCGACAATATTTGCAATGTTCGTTGCAATAATCTGTGAGGAAGATGTCTGCAGTAATAGGACGCTTTGTCTTGTTACATCTCTCCAAATAACCTTGTAGTTTTGTTCCTCTAATCATAGTAGCTATTTATTTTTTTTCCATTTCTCTTGTAGTATCTTTGGTGCCGTATGCCCCCACAAAACGTTATGATGTATCCGGCTGTGGTGGCTATTAAGTATCGTTACCTTAACTCCAGACGGGTATACAATGACAGACGTAAAACTTTTGATGTACGTGCCTGTCTCTCTGTAGACTTCGGTCATTCCTCCAGGCACGGACTGACTACTTTTCTGTTGTATATTGCATTGCGACATACAGCAGAAAAGCAACCCACGGCATCCTAATCGGGTATACGTATTTACATCATCGTTAAACCTACCTTTGAACTCAAACGGCCTGTCTACCGAACAAATAAAAGTATTCATCGCCTTGCGCTTCAAACCTATCTGCCTAAGCATTTGATTTTTACTACCTCCTATGAAATCACCTCCTTGCGCCATTGTAAGCGTGGTTATTGGGGCATTCTTAAAATAGTTAAGCATAGAGGCAAACACCGCGTTTAAATTCTTTATTTTCGGTGTTTTTGTCAAATACTGACCTTTGTCCCCAAACCGCCATCTGAAATCAACATAATCATCATCGAGCTCCATGAAGTATTTATACCCCAGTTTTCGTGCAATCTCAAAACAAGCGTTACGGGCGTAGAGGATTGCTCGACGATCACCTCTCACAATTTCATCACTTCTCTTAGCCCATTCCAATTTATCAAATACGTAGCAATTATTCTCGCCAAATCTGTTCTTATACTCTTCTATTTGGCTATCTTCATTATCAAGCACAAACATTACCCGGCCAGTATACCCCTGATTAAGCAACGCATTATATGTGTACTGGTTTCTGACCCTACCATGCGTCAGGATAAATACCACAAAGTCTCTGTTATTCTTCTTTGCCATACTCCCTAGCGTATTCTTCCATTAGTTCAGTGGCCATCTTCACAAATCCCTTTTCCATGGCCTTCTGGAAGTCTATTACCACTAACGCGGAATTCTCCATTAACTCCTGTACTTCTTTAGGTGCATTGCAATAGTAGTCAGCAATAAGCCCATAGTTAAATTCGGTATGCCTGTAAGCTGCACATTTCAAAAACGCTTTGACATCTTCAGGTATATTCGCTTCCTCAATACCCTGTATCAATTCGTCTGTTTTCTTCATGTCGTAGCAATCGACCAAAGAAGGAGGCACCCCACTTGGCTCATATACTGGTGCCTCAATCTTCCGGCTATATGTGTCATCGGCTTTTGAGCCTAAAGATAGACCCCAATCATCGACCAATAACCCTACTTCCATCTGTGCAGCTTCCAACGCACTATCATCCCATGCCAAGTTAGCAGCGCTCGTGGCATTGTCAGCTAAAGCCATTTCGCGCCCCTCCTTAGAGTCCAAATCTATATTACGCCTTACTGCTACAAGCTCATCGGCTTCAGCATCAACGATGATAACCTTCTTTATACCGGCTTCCTTCGCCCTTTCTTGCGTCTTATTACCGGCAATAATGCGGTTATTCTTATCTACAAGGATAGAACGGCCAGCCCCGAATTGACGCAACGACTTATCCATTAACTTCCGGCCCTTTGTTGTGCCTTTGTTAAAATTCTTATCGTCCTGCGTCAATTTCTCTATGGTAGTTCTCGAAATCTTTTCGTTCATAAACTCGCAAGTATATTTATAAAGTAATTACTTTGCAAATATACTGAAAATATTTATAACTCTTGAATTATGAGGGCGAAAATAAAAGGAGGAAAGCATTTTTGCCTTCCTCCTTACTTATCTGAATAGATCTGTTATGTCACATCCAATAGCCTCTGCTATCTCCGTCAAACTGCTTAGTGTTGGATTCGCATTGATCCGAGAACTCAAAGACCTTCGCGAAATTCCCAACTTGTTAGCTATTTCCTGAATACTCGTGCCGTGCTCATGCGCTACACGAGTAACATCTAATTTCTTCATTAGTCTTCTGTTACATTAACAGAGTAGCAGTAATCATCACTTCCGGCATCCTTATAGTAAGCGGTTATCACTACCGTAATAGTTTCCTGCCAGTCTCCGTTCTGCTCTCCATCTACTGTGAACCTCTGGGCCTCCTCGCTATACAGATAGCCTTCTATCTCACAATCGGCAAAAAACTGCTCGGCTGCTTCCTCATCACTAACTACATTGTTGTAACGACCAACAATTTCCTCAACTTATTGTTTAACACCTTCTACCGTCTTTGCTGTAATCTCTGATACATTTACCAAATTCTTCATGTCTTCTCGCTTAACCGTGATGCGTAGGGCTTAATTGGTTTAACTTTGATGATGCAAAGATAGCTCGAGTTTTTTATGAGCAAATTTATTTTCTCATTTAACATGTGTTTAACATATATGTCAAGTACAAATAAAATGGGGTGCAGCCCTCACAGCTACACCCCATCAGAAAGCAACAAGGAAAAGAACACGTGAAAAATGGGCCTTGGGCGCGATATATATAATACGTTCCGAAGATGCTTTGCGAACGAGCCATCAATTCAAAGGCACCACTTTCCCACTCCAAATCGGGAATATTGTCCACCACGCCCTGCCTGCCGCCCTCGAACGCCATTTTTGCGGCGAGTTCTGCGTGATGTCTGCTTATCACCTCTTTCCATCCGCATCCTTGCGGAGCTTCCTGCCGATGTAGTGCAGGACGCGTTCAACCGTTGTTTTCTGTTGCATTTCAATAGCTTATTTGTTGGTTAAAAATGTAGGTTTTCCCTATCTGATACCTGTAAAATTCAGCAGGGGAACTGCACTTGTGAGAGACTACCGTACCGTCGTCAGCCTGCAAAATGACAAAGTAGGCCGTTTCAACCACTTGCTTTTTAGTGAAAAAATTGTAATGCGAATCTATGTCACGGCTCTTGTCAACCACCTTGTAGCGGTAGGATGATTTCTGTTCGTCACATCCGGAAATGGCGAGCAAGAGCAGGGATGAAATTAAAAGTCTCTTAATAATCTTTTCCATACTATTCTGTAATTCTTAATGTGTTAGTGAAAAAATCTCCGATGTAATCATTTGATTTCTTGACGGAAGCCAATCTGCTGTTTTCATTCTTGCAAGCAACATCATCAACCTTTGATACCATTTTGTCTATCAACTCGCAATACGCTTTCAGATTTTCAAAACGTTCCTCGTCAATGGTTGTGTCGCCAACAGGTTCTATATCTCCAATTAGCTTATCTACAATGTCTATCAGTTCCATAAGTTTACAATTTTCTCGTCATTTTATTTTTCCTTTTCG